CTCTCACTCTCACTCTCTCACTCTCACTCTATCCTAATCATAATCGTTGAGCGCCCGGTGTGAACCAGCGAGACTGTGCAACCCGGAAGACCGCTTTAGCGGCGAGGACGACCATTTGGCCGAGTCGAACGCAGTGAGCGTGAAGGGTATGCAACCAAGGCTAATCAAGCCGCATTATCTGGAACAAATGTAATTTGTGGCGTGAAAGCGATAAGAGGTTCGGATCCTTTGGCGGCACCTCTATTAAGATTGCAGCGGTCAAAATGCACACACACACACACACACACACACACACCCCACACACACACACCCACACACCAACGGGTTCAAACCCGGGTGTGGGGCGGAGCCCCACACAAAAAAAAATACACACAACAAGATTTGAACACCCTAGTGATCGGCGATCACGGAAACCGCGGAAACGGAAATTCGGAAACGGGACCGGAGTTGCCTCTAGTATTATAGGCAACTTCGGTCCCATGTCCCATGCCACGTCATCAGGACATATTCCAAAAAAGAAACCAAATTTTCGCAACGACAAATTTCACAACAAATGACTGTATTTTTACACAAAATATTTTTGAAAAAAATATTCATCGAGTCACACGAGATATTTATGCACCATAAATCCAACCACAGACAATTAAACAAGAATCTGCATCAGATTCTTCACCGGCAGCATCGCAACAACCCAAGTCGGATAAAGTATGGTCATACTTTCACCAAAAAAAAATTTCAAAATTGGTTGCTAAGCAACCAGGGCTGCCACAGCCCCGTTGTCAAGACAACCATTAACGCGCAATTTTTAAATTTACAGCGCGGCCCGCGCCAACGCGACTGGACGTTCGTGCACAACAACCCAGTCGACAAGCCCGAGAATTGGGCAAAGGAATACGAGTACCTCGTATACCAGCTTGAACAAGCACCAGACACCGGCACACCTCATTATCAAGGCTTCGTCACATTCAACAAACGCGAACGCCTTTCAGCTTTGAAGAAGATGAATCCAGCGGTTCATTGGAAGCCGTGCAACGACGCACAAGGCGGCGCTGCAGGCGCAATCAAGTATTGCACAAAAGAAGAAACGCGACTGGAAGGTCCGTTTCATTTTGGTACAAAACCAAAAGCAAAACAAGGAAAACGCAACGACATAATTGCGCTACGCGACGCCATCGTCAAAGAACAACAATCTGACAAACAACTGTTCGACGACGACAACACATGCATCGCAACAGCAAAATATCCTCAATTAGCATCACGCATACGCGCAGCGTATGACATCGACCAACGGACACAACAAACATACGCTCTCGTATTTTGGGGTCCTCCCGGAACGGGAAAGACAACAGCGGCAATAGAATATTGCACGCAGCGTCGATTAACATACTACACACCACCCGAAAAACAAAACGATGACAATTCGCTTTGGTGGGATGGATATCAACAACAAGACGTCGTTATCATCAACGAGATGAACGGCTATTACATGAAGCCAGATCTCTTCATCAAACTCATCGACAAGCACACATTGACACTACCCATCAAAGGTGGATCAGTGTCATTCAACACACGTCTCATCATATTCACATCAAACATCAAACCAACAAACTGGTGGAAAGAAGATGTTTTACAAAAACATCCAGGCGTCCGTCGACGCCTTCAACAACCACTTTGTCACATTCGATATTTCGACAAAGTACTGCCCGACATCACAGACGCTCTTCCCGAAGAGCTCATTCCGACATGTGGCGTCGAAGACAACACTGGGTTTACACACACATCACCGCAACAACTACCGCCAGGTACAACAACAAAAAAACACGTGAAGCCACAACGTGACGAAACGTATGTAGACCTTGGGCTACATGATGACAGCACCGACGACGTCGTGCGTCCAGCGAAGCGTCCCAAGACAGGAGATTCAGACGAATACGACAAACGCATCAAAGATCTCAAGAAATCATTAAAAAAACCATTTCGCTAAAACAACACAACAACACACCTCTCACTCTCACTCTCACTCTCTCACTCTCACTCTATCCTAATCATAATCGTTGAGCGCCCGGTGTGAACCAGCGAGACTGTGCAACCCGGAAGACCGCTTTAGCGGCGAGGACGACCATTTGGCC